CTTCTCAAAAGGCTTCTTTCTTTCCGCAACAAACGTCCGCCACAGGCGGGGCTAGTTGCTTGGGATTTGTTGCCATATGAGTTTCGTGCAGACTGGTATATCTTCGAAGCGTCGGAAGATCCTTCTCCGGGTGATTCCCGGGGGTCCTTCGACCCTCACGTCACGACACCGTCGACCCGACGGTGGCTTCGCATTCCTTATCCCTCGGACAATAAAACTCCGAGGAAACCGGTTTGCGTTTTGTGTGAGCGTGTAAAATGAAAGGTCCTTTCGATTCGTTAGTTCAGGTGCCGCCCTCGGGCGCGCGCACACTATATGATAGAAAGAGGTGGTATAGATCGGATGGGAAGCGGTGGGTTGACCCCCTTCCCTATGACCACTATACCGCTACCATGTCCGGTGACTCTAACCGCGACGCTGCTAACAGCGATGCGGGGGTAAAGGCCGAAAACGGTCTGCAACCCTATGAAGACTGGGCTGGTAATGCTGCTTTGTCCCGATTCGTCGCGGACTTCAAGAATCAGCATCAGGCCTCGCTGGCCGTCACTCTAGCCGAGTGGAAGCAATCACACAACATGATTGCATTGCGAGCTTCGCAGCTGTCTCGCGCCTTGAAGATGACCCGACAGGGTAACATTCTTGGTGCGGCATCTACTCTAACGAGTTTAGATCCGAAAGACGTGCGTAAGCGTTATCCGAAGGAGATCTCTCGGGCGCGCAAGCGCCAGAAGGACACTTCATCAGCATGGCTAGAACTGCACTTCGGGTGGTCACCACTCGTAGGAGACATTTACGATGCAATAGATGTGTTGCAAAGTGAAGTACCTTCCCGCTCTTTCAGAGGGCGGGGGGTCAGTCGACAGGGGGATTCTGGAGGTACAACCGTAAAAGTCAGCCACACATACGTTGTGAAACGTCAATGCAAAGCTGAAGTTTACGTCTCCAATCCTAACCTGGCCTTAGCTAATCAGTTGGGTCTCATCAATCCAGCTGTCGTTGCGTGGGAGCTCGTCCCCTGGAGCTTCTTGGTCGACTGGTTTATACCAGTAGGGTCTTTCCTCGATTCGTTTTCCGATTTTGTCGGGTACGAAATTAGAAAACCCTCTCAGACGACACTACGAAATGCCCATGAAAGGGCGCGCTCGCAAGTTGTCGGTTGGAATTGGGACAATTATGGTTTCCGCTTCGTGCGGACCCAGACATTGCCTTCTTTCAAACTTCGACCCACCGAGTGGAAGGGTCTATCCGTGACTAGAGGTGCAACGGCCATCGCGCTGTTAATCCAACAGTTCCTTTCTGTATCCCCCGGCGGTAGAACCCGCTAACAGGAGTTTAGTTTATGCCTCAAATGGCGAATATCACGGTCAAGAAAGCTGACGGTACCACGGATATCGTGTACACGGCCCTGACCCCTTCGAGTGGTGACAAGGTTTCGGCGCAATGGCGCTCGGAAACCGCTGGTACGGCCGCATCGCTGCGGCCGACTGCTGAGCTTCGTTCGACGTTTAACGGCCCTCGGGACGCGCGTCGACTCGAATTCAGCTACCAGTATCCGTACACTGTGACGGATTCCACCACCTCGACGACCACGGTGAAAGCCCGGATTCCGATGACTCTTGTTGCGACTGTGCCGACGGAAATCGCCGACACAGTTGTGGCAGAAGCCATCAACCAGGGGTTCAATCTCCTCAAGAGCTCGCTGATCTTGGATTCGTTCAAGATTGGCTACGCTCCCACTTAACAGTTAGCTACTGTTTAGGAGACTTTTCACTATGTGGACTCTTCCCCAGCAATTGGAGAGAGTTGTCCTTACCCTTTGTGAGGACGTGGGTAGTCCGGTTGCCCAAAAGGTAGCCAGCTTCGTGAGAAGCAAGGACTATGGTCAACTCGTCGCTATGACGATTGATCCGGCGCAGTACAACTGTCCGCGTCGGTATCTGGAAGACGCAGGGTGCGTCGAGTTTCTTCGGAAATTCGGTGACTTTGTGATTCCAGGTATCGACAAGGCGGGTGTAGCTCTCGACTCCTTCTGGAGCTCCGAGAAGGTTTGTGCGAAGACTAATGTGCGACTGGCCCCTTTCATCAGCAACGGTCCTTTCGAGGACCCATTTGATGGAGTTCTGCTGACTTCCGTCGACAGAATAAAAACAAGGATCAGAGACATATTAGGCAGTCTCCCTAAGGAGATTTTGCCTCGCTTCGGACCTGGCGCAACATTCCGCGACGTCGGTCAACTCGTGACCGTGCCTGACAAAATGTCTACTAGGCCAACCAGCACTCAAGAGACGCGGTGTTTACTTCCCCTATGGGAACGCACTGCGTGGGCTCGCGCCCTTTTTGAGTGCAACGCAAATCAAAGTGATCCTGAGGTCGTCCGAGGTAACCGCTTCACAACGGTTCCAAAGGACGCACGGAAGGACCGTGGTATTGCTATCGAACCCTCACTCAACGTCTTTTACCAGCTTGGCGCTGGCGGAGCAATCCGTCGTCGCCTCAAGCGAGCTGGGATCGACCTTGACTATGGGCAAGACGCGCATAGGCTGTTAGCCCAGCGCGCCTCACGCGAGGGTAGCTTTGCCACGATTGATTTGTCAAATGCAAGCGACACCGTATCTTATAACCTGGTTAAATTATTCCTTCCAAAGGATTGGTTTGACTTGTTAGATACGCTCCGTTCTCCATTCACGTGGGTGAACGGGAAGGGTTGGGTTCATCTCCAGAAGTTCTCTTCGATGGGCAACGGCTTCACATTTGAGCTTGAAACGCTCATTTTCCTTGCGATTAGCGAGGAAGCGTGTCGCCTATCCAACGTAGAGTACAGAACGGGCAGCTCGCTGCTCGTCTATGGAGATGACATAATCCTGCCTGGGAAGGCAGGCCAACTCGCACTGGCGCTCCTCCGGACGTTCGGGTTTAGCCCGAACGTCTCTAAAACGTACCTTCAGGGTGCGTTCCGGGAGTCCTGCGGAGGTGACTATTTCAATGGTACAGCCGTGAGGCCCCACTACTTGAAAGAATCACCTGATGAACCCGCAAAATGGATCAGCTTGGCTAACGGAATTAGGCGCATGGGTTGTCAAAACCCTCGCGTTGATTTCCGTTACAGCGTTTACTGGCGCGCTTGGTTGCGCGCTTTGGATGCTGTTCCAAGTCATATCCGCCGGTGTCGAGGTCCTCAGTCGCTCGGGGACTTAGTCATTCACGACGAGATCGAGTTCTGGCAGAAACGCCGGACCCCTGATCTAAGGATGTTCGTAAGAACATGGTCTCCCGTTCAAAGGAGACTTCCCTACCATTACTGGAAGGGACCCGTCGTGTTTGCATCTGCCCTCTACGGAACCCACTCAAGCGGCATCACCCCTAGGGGTGAGGTCGCTGGGTTTTCGCTGAGGTGGTTACCCTTTGCCTACTGATTGACAACCAGTAGTTGAAGGGCCAGGGCGCTTTCCTAAGCGCTCTGGATACGCCTATTCCGGAAGTTTTTGATTCCGGTGGAGCCCGTACGATGTACGGGGGAGTCCTTTTGGG